AGATTTAGCTGTGCTAGGATTTGTATATAAATCTATTTTATCCATAGCAGCTAATCTATGGTAAGCCATGTTATACACCTCTTGGTGTTTTACCATAGCATCAAGATCTAGTTTTTCTGAAGCTTCTTTATATTTTCTTGCTGCATCATTTTTAATTTTAGCTATAGAGGTAGTACTTTTTAAATCCATTCCTTTTAAATGCGTTGCACCAAAAGCAGAACCTAAAGCTAAATCTATAATAGTTTGTCTTTGTAAAGCATCGTAATCACCGTATGTTTCTTCTAAGTAAGACTGCACTGTTTCTTCACCTTCTAAATCTTTTATAGTTGATTCTAATAAACCACCAAATTTAGTACCTATAGCAAAAGCAGTAGAATTTTTAAACAACAGCTCGTTTACTGTATTTAATTGACTATATTTAGATGTTAAGTTAAGTCCTTTATACCCAGCTGGCGCGCCTTTAAAAGTATAAGGTAGCATTTGACCACCTAAATAGAAACCAGCACCTGTACCAATGTCAAAATCTAAAGCACCAGCCATCTTAGCTTCTTCAAACATTACATTAATAATATGTCCTTTTAATTTAGCTGATCTACTAGCGCCTATAGCTGTTAAACCATATTTTGTAGCGTAGTCAGCTTCTGATATACCTAGTACTCTAGCTCTTTTTTGAATATTAGCTTGTGTAAGTATTTTACTACCTCTCATGTATCTAGGTGCTTTAGAAGCAGCCATTACTCTACCTAACGCTCCCATGCTAGTAGCAACACCTTGCATTTTATTTAATCCATATAATTGAACTAATATAGAAGCGGCGCCACCAAAACCCTCAGAAAGATCATCACCCATACTTCTCGCTAAGGCGTCTTCTTGATCATCACTAAGTGTAATACCTGTTTCAGCATATATATCACCTGCTAAATCTAAAACTTTTCTATTAGAAAAACCAACCTGGCCTTGAGTATATTTTTCACCAAATAAAGAATTACTAGCGGCTTCTGCTAAAGTTACTATATGTGCTTTACCTATTGTAGACGGATCTCTGTTTAACAAGAAAACATCTTTCATGGCTCTTTTTTGAGCAGCTAGGTCATACCCTTGATCATTATACCTAACTAAATAATCTTCAAACTGTTTTTCAGTCATAGAAGTTTCATCATCAAAAACAGGTATAATAAAGTTATCACTACCAGCTCCAGCTAAAAACTGACCAGTACTAAAAGTACCATCATCTTTAAACCTATCTGAATAAACAGCTATATCTTTCAGCTTTACATCTTTAAATAAAACACCTTTAGTAAAATCACCGTCTCTAGCAGACATTAATTTTTTTCTTTTTTCAGAGTATTCTGGATCATCTCCAGAAACCATGCTATAACCTTTTTCTTTTAATAGACTTGTAACACCTTGACTGTCTATCCAAACATCATAAGTTTTTTCACCTTCTTCTCTGTGACCAACTAAACCTAAATTAAGATCGTTATATTTATTTAATAATAAATCTTGATCTTTTATAACTGATAGCTCAGCTACATGTTCTTGAACTCTGTCACCTATGTTTTTAATTGATGGATTTTTTTCAGCAAATGCTTTTGCTTCGGCTTCGGTAAGATTATTGCCTGTTAATGGATCGTAGAAGAACTTATAGTCTTCTCCAAATGTATCTTTTATTGTAGAGCCAATTACTTCAGCTCTTTCTATTAAATCAGCTACTTGTTGATTGTCTAGTCCTAATTCTTCTTTATTTCTAATTTGTTTTAATAAAGTAGCTAATTCTTTTTCGTTTTTATTTAAAGCGTTTATATCTATATCTTCAAGATCACTCAACTGTTGCTTTAAGTCTTCGTTTGTTCTTGTAAGCTTTGATATACCTTTGTCTATCATTCTAGTATCAGCAGCTTCTCTTTCTTTTGATATAGTTTCATGCATAACCTGAGTTATAGCATCGTCAACGTCTTTTTCTGACAAACTAGGATATTCAGTTTGCTCTGTCCCTTTATTAAACATAAGAGTGCCTACCCCAACACCAGTAGGATTAAGAGATATAGAAAAACCTTTAGTACCAAGGTTTTCTTTTATCTTAACTCTAACATCTCCAAAATCATTATTGTTTTGTATAGATGTAAGGTTCTCGCTACCACCATATTCTTTTAAAAACTCTTTATCGCTAAACACAGATGTTCTCAACGATTCTTCAAGAGCGTTTCTATCAGCTATAAACTCTGGCTGTGATTTTCTTTCGTCTTCACTTTCTTTCCATGAATCATAGTTATCGGCAGGAGGAGTACCTATTGGTCCTCTATTTAAAGATGCTCTTGATGCTAGCGTTGTTCTAAACCCTAGTTTTAGATAATCCAAAAAACCAGGACCCGAGTTGGATTCCGTATTTTCTGGTGCTACGAGTTTTTGGCCCGCAGTCGCACCGTTTTCCTGCGAACCTTTTTGAAAATCCTGTTCTACGTTAGGATCTTTATCTTCTTCAATGTTAACCCAAAGTCCGTTTTCAAGTTGTTTTCTAGGCATAATTATAATTTAAGTTTTTTAACTATTGGAGATAATGTTGCTGACGTTAAATCTTTAACGTATATCATTCCTTCTTGAGATCTTCTTCTGCTATCGACTATATAGTAACCTTTTATTTCGTCACTTTTTGAATCTGCATAAGCAGGTTCTAAATAATACTTACTACCAGCAAAAACATTTTGCATCCAATCTTCTTTGGTTAAATTATTGTTTTTATTATTTTCCATCCAATTAACGACCTCGCTAGGTGTTTCAGTAGGATTATCATTTCCTTTGTTTTCTAGCTTTCTTTTATAACCAGCATCAGCGGAATCACCAAGCATTTTCATGTATGAATCTATTACTTTATTTCTAAGTTCATCTAATCTTTCTGGGTTATATAAAAGATCTTCGTCTAATATACCTAAACCACCTTCAGTTATAAAATCGTCTGTTGCTAAAGATAAAACTTCATCTCTTGATTTAGTTATGTTTTGTAGTTTCATTCTAGCTAATCTTTTATTGCTATCACTTAAAGGTGTACCTGCTTGAAACAACTCTTCATTCATTTGTAATACTTCAGTAGCTCCTTTATTATTTTTAACCGTATAATCAGGTATATCGTTTATATTTAAAAAACCTTCTTCATTTTGAAACACAATGTTACCATCATAATCAAATTTCATATCCATTTCATCTGTGTATACAGAAGCTAGCAATTCTCTTTTAGAAGGATTAACAGCATTACTTATCATACCGTCTTCAGCATCTTTTAAAAAATTATCTTTGTAATTTTTAAAATTACTTAAATTATTATCAACGTTTTGAAAAGCTGTTTCTATTTTATTCATTTCAGCCTTAGCTATTGTTAATCTTTGGTAATCTCCTTGTTCTTCTGCAATAGCAGCTTCTTCGGCATACTTACCAAAAGCTATTTGCATGTTCTTTGCCCAATCAGCTAAAGCAGGTTTATCACTAACAGGAACTTTAAATGTGTCAACGCCGTCGGGCATTTGATTTAAATACCTGGATATTTTAGCGTTAGATCTAGCTTTCGCAGCATCTGACTGTCTTTTGTTTTGTAAAATCCTAGCTAATTGATCTTGAAAGTGTTTTGCTTGGCTAGAGAGATTAGCTGCTTCACTTGCTTCTGAAGCCGCTGGGTTAAACGCGTCTCCGCCTGAGTAATCTGGAATTTGCATATTCATATTTTTTTTAATCTATCCGGGTCTATTCATATTTCCGCCTGGTAAGAAACTAGCACCCATACCAACTAATTCTCCTGCCCCACCCATTATACTATTAGTGGCAGCTTGTCTAGCTTGGTTAGCAGCACTTAGTCTTTGACCAGCTCTTGATAACATACCTGTAACTTTACTAGCTTCCATCTGTCTTGACATCATATCTCCTTTAACCATGTTATCTTGCATTTTAGCTGCTTGCTGAGCTTGCATTTGCTGATTCGCTTGTTCTTGTTGACCTATACTAGCTGTTGCAGCTTGTAGATTTTGTGATTGTTGATTAGCCATTGATTGAGCTAAAGCGGCTATACCGCTGCCTCCAGCAGCGCCCTGCAAACTATCCATTGTGTTTGCTAAAGACTGTTGCTGTTGTTGTGACAGCATTTCTGCCTCTTGCTGATTTACAGTAAGATCTTCAAAAGTATTTTCTTGATTAGCAAATGGATTTGATGTGTCCATGCCCTCAAGTCTTTGAAGTTGTTTATCGTAATTAGCTTGAGCTTGTCTTTGCTCTTTTTTTCTTTTTTTGGAGCCGATTATACCCCCGGCTATACTGCTAAGGGCCTTTACGCCTCCGACGATTAATGCTGGTGGTATTGGCATATTTTTAAATTTTTATTGTTAATATTATAATTACACATTATTTACTACTTATAACTACTTCTCCACTAACATGGAAAACCTCTGCTTCAGTAGTAGAATCGTTTGTTAAATTTATTTCAGCAAAATAACCAGTTATACTAGCCACATTTACTCTATTATCTTTACTGAATAATATAAAGTCGTTTGCTGATGGTCTGATTGTAGACGCGTCAATATCACAAGTTATAGAGTATTCACCTACAGCTGTTATATTACCCATTTCAACTAAAGCGCCTCCTGTTAAAAAACCTCCAGTTGTACCTGTGCTCGTGTAATAAGCTACGTCTCCAACTTGTACTGAATCCTGAACTGGGTTATCAAATGTTAATGTTATACTTGGCATAATTATTGTTGTACGTTATCATATTCTACCATTAATTTTAATCTATACTCTTGACTAGTATTAATATTACTTGATGGCGATATTTGAGTGTTAGTAGTTCCTATTGTAGCGGTTCCAGTACCAACAGTGTAATTAGTTCCACCGACGTTTCCACTTAGTTTATTCATAACTGTTGGCCCAGCAACAACTGAGTTATTAGAGACAAGCTCTAGTTGATACTTAATTGTTATATCACCCATATTATCAACGTAGCTAGGCATAGTACCAGAAGCAGAGGTAACTGTCCAATCTGTAATCTGAACATTAAACGAAGAGTTACCGTTAGCAAAATTAGTTATAGTAGCTGTTCCTTGGTAAGATGAATTTGTAATTAATCCATAAGCAGGTGAACTTGCTTCTGTATCCATTTGTTGCCATCTAATCTGTGGAGTAGAATATGTACTACCTCCTTGTCCAGCACCTTGTATTATTACGTTTACTTGGGCGGTGTTACTATCTTGAAGACCATCATTTACTTTAAAAGTAAAAGAATCAGCACCCGTAACCAAAGCGCTTGTTGGTGTATATGTAGCTGTTCCTAGTGAGTTTATTGTAACAGACCCTTTACTCGGCGCGCTTACAACACTATATGTTAACGCATCATTATCGTGATCTACAGCTGTTAAACTAATAGTTGTTGCTGTATTGTTTGCTATTTGTACTTGTGTAGTTATAGCTGTAGCAACAGGAGGTGTGTTGACTACGTTATTTATATTAAAAGCAGAAGTAACACTTGAAGTTCCAGCTTCTTCAGCATAAAAACTACCAGCAACAGTAACAGTTGATGTTCCATCACCAGTAGCAGCTAAATCACTAATACTCCACTCTGTACCACCGTTTGAACTAGGATCTATATTTGTAAAATCAACGGCGTTACCGTTTAAGTCAATAAATTCTGGTTGTTTTCTTATTTTAATATTACCACCACCAACTCTAGATATAGCTATAGATAAAGCTTTTGGATATTGAGGATCACCGTTTTCAGTTGTATAAACTCCGCCAGAGGTTAAACTACAAGTGTTATTAGATGATGCAATACTAAAAAAAGCAGGGTTGTTTTCTTGTGTAGAATTAACTACTAAAGATATAGGCGTTCCCTGAGATATTGAAGCTGTAAAAGCCGTGTTGTCACTCGTTGAACCAGCAGATGTTGTCGTACTACCAGTACCAACGCAGCTAAAATTATAGGTATCACCTGAAGAATTAACTGGTATTAATACAAAAGCACCAACTGATCCAGATGCTGGTATTGTACCTGTTAAAACAGTTGATGATGAAGTAAAGGTATTTGTTGTAAAATTATAAGTATCACTATTACTAGTTCTTGTTATTGTAAGAGAAAAAGTAGCGCCACTGTTTCCGGTTATAGTAATAGCTCTTCTACCGCCTTTAGAGTCTATTGCTGACTCATCTACAAATAAATCTGTTATTAACACTTTTGGTGTTGGTATAGCTATTTGAGGACAATCAATAGTAATAGTATGGCCAGTAACGTTTTCCGCTGGATGAGTCCAATATAGTTTCAATGTAACAGAAGTTAATCTACCGTTAGTGTAAACTTGATTAACAGCTTCTCTAGTGTAGTTGCTCGCATAGTTACCAACACTGTGTAATACTATTGATGGTGTTGTTGGGAAAAAATGTGTCGACGTGTTAGACACAGTAACTACTTTTGTAAACAATAAACTTGTAGTACCTTCAGCACCGCTACCGCTAAAAGCTGAGTTTTCTTTAAGACTACTACTACATATAGTCTGAGTTAAAGTACCTGCTATAGTATATTCTAATTGCTCAGCAAGCTTGGCCTCACCATCTATATCTATTGTTAACGTTGTGTTAGAGTTAGTGGAAAAGTTATCATCAAGATCACATGTTACGAGTACAGTATTGTTAGCGTCATAAGCAGTTCCACTATTAGTTAACGTAATGCTACTAATACCACTAATACTACCGCTGTTGTTTGCGAAATCAGCCGCGCTAACAACATAACCTGTATTAGGAGTTATTACTAAAACCTGATTAGAAACACCGCCTATAGCTTGACCCGCGTTTACTGTTACAGATGCTGAATTTATTGTACAATTTGTTAGTGCCATATTAATCGTTGTTTTCTACAATTGTTATTGTTACTTGAGTTGGAGTAGTGTCACCAGTTACAGATCCGCTTAATTGACCTATACCTTGAACAGAAAATTCTGAAGTATCTATATTTGATAAATCTGTTCTAGTTCCATGTATATAATTAAACCATTTACCTTCTTTTTTAACAAACTCTTTTACAAAGCCAGACTGCATATCTGTTTCTACAGAGCTAGCAAACCAACCATTTTTTGCAACATTATTATAGTATTGATTGTCATTTAAATCTTGATTCCATTTAGCTTGTGATCCTTCATAGTTTAAAGTTCTAAATGTTTTTACTTGGTCAGGCATGTCATTAAATAGTAACTTAACGCTACTTTGATATTGAACACCATAGTAATTATTTCTAGTCTCATTGTCGTGTGAGTATATTTCACCATTTTTAAAAGTATAAAACTCATCATTTATAGAAACACCTTGTTCTGGTATATAAGAAGCAAAACTAGTCCAACCTTGTACATCTTCTTTAAAATTTATAGTTTCACCACCAACCTCTTGGTAACCTGGCTTTCTATTTAAAGTTAAAGAATAAACACCTTGTTGAACGTTAATACAACCTATAGCTGATGTTATATTTTTTAAAGAATCACTAAAATAGTCTGACATACCATAATCAGATATTTTAATAACACCATTCATAGATAATCTTAATACAGCTCCTCTAGCTCTATCTGTAAAGTAACATCTATATCCATCTGCCGCAAAGCTTTCTGGGTTTTTACTTATACCAAATTCACCAAAAGTAGGTGGTATTATAGCTTGACCTAATACTCTGTTAGACGCTGTCAAGTTTGCGTTACCATCTGCGTTAAACAAAGCGTCTTTATTTGCTAATATTTTCACAACTTTATCTTCACAGAAAGCTAGTATATCAGTACCTCTAACGTGTAGCTTTTGTATACTACCATATTCAGGATTTAAATCTTTGGTTATTTTGTCAGCCATTATAAACTGGTTAGTTCCATTTAAACCTGATGTAGAATTATATATTTGTGAATATATTAATCCATTTTTTCTTCTTTCTTGCTTATATTGTTCTGCTAGTGGAGCAGAAGCTTTAACACCTTTTTTAATAAACGGTTGATTAAAGTCGTCTCTAACTCTATTTGACTCAACCCCGTTAGCAAAACTAAAACAATTATGATAATCTAAAGCATGATTAGAATTGTGTTGAGCAATAGGTATAGAGTTACTAGCTTCGTAATATATATCTAGTTCTGCTTGCTCTTTAGGTTCTGTTTCCCATATTGCAGGGTTTTTTGTTCTGTAAGCTTCAGATGAATAATCTTCTACAATTTCCCAAACTGTTCTTCTTGAAGACGTAGGATTTATACCATTAGGATCATCTGTAAAAATATCCCAGTCTTGAATTGGTCTATCTAATTTTATAATAAAAACTCTTCTTTTGTTAGTCCACCAGCTATCTTTAGGATCATTACTACCATAAAAGAAATTACGGAAACTTCTACTTACATGCGCTTTTATTTTATACACGTTTTGGTTTGGATCATCAGCAAACCTTATTTTAGTTCCAGCGCTAGTTATTCTATCTAAAAAGTCTCTATATAAACCATTGTCATTACCTCTTATTCCAGATAGACTTCTTTCAGCAGCAAAACCAATTTGAACAGTATCTCTACCTATTCTTATAGGCGCTATCTTTTCATCTGAAGCGTTCCAAGCATCTTTAGACGTAAGAGGAACAGCCCAGCTTTGACCCATACCAGATCCTTCAAGATCATCTTTTATTCTATTAGGACCACAACCAGTCATGTGCCATTTTAATTGTCTTGTTTCGTTTGGACCATTGTTATCCCAGTGACCTTTACTACCACTTCCACCACAACTCTTTTTTGGTATACTAACAGGTGTTGAATTAACTATAGCATACTCTTCAACAGCGTTTCCCTCTAAAATATTTCTTATTAAAGCAGCGTCTTTATATACTTTTACAAAAAACCTACCGGTAAACTCTGGTTTATTTTTAGTTTCTATTCTAGCTATTTCATAACCAATATTGCTTACTTCACTATTTAAAGTGCCGTCCGGATAAAACTGCAATACATCATTTTCAAATCTTCCTTGTAAATTAATTTGAAGATCTTTAGTTGTACCATGTGCACCTGTAAGAGATATGTTTCCTACATCATACCATCTACTTTTTTTGCCAGGAGCAACGATTCTAACAACTAAATTAGATGTAGATAATATTTCAGAACCACCAGACGTACTACCATCGTCTCCACGATTTTCTTTCCATTGACTTAGTAAAAAAGAAAAATAAGTAGCTTCAGGTCTAGGAAAGCCACTTTCATTTGCACCACCATGGACCGCTGCGAAACTATGTGTAGCTACACCGTAAGAAGCTTTTACTTCTTTTAACTCTGTAGGTGCCTCATTAGATATGTCTATAATTTTATATTTAGCAGAATCAGTTACAAGCGCATCGTCGTCGTGTTTCTTTTTTAATATTAAGAAAGTTTCTTCGTCAACTTTATTTCTTTCTGATGAAGGAAAAGAAAGCCATATGTTTCCATCTTCTGCATCATACCACCTGTCTTGAGCTAAGTTGTAATACTGATTAGACGTATCTTTTACAAAAAACTTAAAGCTTGTTGCGAAAGAAGGGGCTTCGTTATTTACTTTCACGTTTAATCTATTAAAGCTTGAAGCCGATGCTTTATTTATTACGACACTTCCTGTTTGATCTGTCTGAACAGGTGTTTCTCTACCGTAACTATCTCTATAAACAACACCTAACTGATATGTTCTCATTGATTTTATAGATTTTTCAGGAGGTGGTAAAGAATCTTGTTCTACAGTTGTTGCGTTACTAAAACCTAAAGGATCTATAAAACTCGTAAAATCCATATCAATTTCACTACTCTGCGAGTCAACTAAATCAAACTGTTGTAAGTAATTTCCATAAACTATTCTATTAGCAACTAACTCTTGAGACTTAGCTTTTAACGGTACATTGTCAAAAGGTCTTAATAGCTGCATAGAAGGAAGAAGTTTGTATATTATTTCAGACTCTATTATGTAAGAATTATTACCCCAACCTTCACTAGTTGTTTTAAAACTTTTAACACTGTATATATTAGTGCTTTCTTCTTTTTTAAATAACAACTCTGTTTCAATAACTTGCTTTGGTATATCGCTTGGTCTAAATCCGGATATTTTTAAATATCTTAAATTGTTAACCATACCTATATTATATCCTTGTGCTGGATCATATTCAAAAGTTCCTGGTAAAAAAGCAACTTGAGTAAATGGAGAAAAACAAGAATATTCACCATCTTTATATTTATATCTATAAGCAAATCTAACAAGATCTTTTTCAAACAAAGGATCGTCTTGTTTAAGTTTTAAATTCCAAGAAACTGCCGTTGTTGGTTGTGTATCAGTAGCTGATTGCACCGTTAATACAACTGTTTGCTCATCAGCATCTTCAGCTATTACGTTTTGTATAATAAAGCTAACACCATACTCGTCATCAAAAACATCGCCATCTTCACCAGCTGTAGCTATAACAGTATCACCTATTTGCCAACCCATGCCATAAACTGTTATTTGAATTTGACTACCCATTTCTACTAAACCATCACTGTTAGTAACATTAAATGTAGCTGTTGCATCAACTTCAGCTGGAACTGGGTTACCATTACTATCTTGGTTTTGTGGAAAAGGTTTAAATCTTTTTGTAGGAGACATAAATAAAGCCGGGGCAGTTGTTGGTCCTTTTTTAATAACAGTTACGTCTTCTTCTAAAAAATCATAAGCCGTACCAACCTGATCCGTTAATTGTGTATGTGTAGTGAAATTAGTACAACCCTCTTTAAATTTTTCTATATTTATTACTTTTGGTTCTGAGTTGTCATCCGTGAAGAATAATAAACCGTCTATTATGTTTATTCCGGTTATTAATGTTGATGGTCTAAATTGTAATACGTTGTTAGTGTCTATTAAAACAGGGTTTACAGCACCATTGTGGTATTCTAGTATTGCGTTTACTTGATTTGTTCTTTGAACAAACCAGTATATTTTATCATTTTCCTCATCAGCTATAGTACCTATACACTTAGCGCCGGTAGGCATAACATTACTAACCTGTTGATTACCAAGTACATTTTGTAAAGCCCCAACATCATCACCTTCAGATGTTGCTACCTGCACATTTAATGCGTGTCTATATTCACCATTAGGAACTAACCTTTCGTCCAGGTCTTTATTCATTTTACCTGCGCGAAAGTGGTGTTTAATTTCTGGCATATTTTAGTGTTTTATTTGCTTAGATTTACCTCGCATTATTTGAGTTAATTCTTCTGATTTTAAATTAGAAAGTCTAAGCTTAGCCGTTCTTATAGCATTGAACTTATCTCTTTTAAATCTATTTATTATATACTCTTGAACATTTGCTCTTGTAGATAATATAGCGTGAGCTATATACTTATACATTGCTTCTTCAGCAAACTTATGAACTATCATCTCAGCATCTGTACCTAAACTATCACTTATGTATTTTAATATAATAGTTTTACCGTTTAAATCAGAACTAAAATGTATTAAACCTCTTAAAGAGTCTATATAAAATACACCGTTTGACTGAGCTGTCTCTGGATTTATACCGTATCTTCTTCCAGCATCTGTTAAATAGTCATATAAACTAGCGCTAGGATCTTCTGTGTTTGTTAAATCAGTTGATCTATAATTATTAAACGCGTCTGAGTTTTGAGCGGTTAACAAACTACCGTCACTGTCAAATAAATAACCAAAATCTGCAGCTTGTAATATAGCTGTAGGATTACTTGTTTTTCCAGTTGGATATATAATATGCTGTATACCAGCGTCATCTGACCAAGCTAGTTTTACATAATTTACATAATCATGTGGTAACTTCATTGTTAGTGATGGTGGTATTTCTATTTCTTGAGACTTAGTACATTTAAAAGTGTCGTAACTAAGTTCTTGTAAACCTCTTTGAGCATGAAAAGATACATCAGCTCTTTTTACTTTTGGTATTACTTTATCTTCACCAACATAAGATACAATAAAGTTATTTATAATATCGTTTAACCCTATAAATTGATAGTTACCTAGTTGCTCTTCAAAATTAAATTGTTGAACAAGTATAATAACACCATCAGCAGGAGCACTATCAAACGTTAATACACCTGTACTACTATTGTAAGGTGTTCCATCATATAAGTTTGTGTTTACCTCTGATCCATTAAAATATACTTTAAAGTCGTTTATACTTGTTGGTAGAGGTGAAAATGTTAGAGTAAAAGCAGTTGCACTACCGTCTCCAGTAAAAGACTGGCTATTATTGTAGTATTGTTGCTGTGTTCCTGTAAATAAAGGCATATCTTATAGTTTTTCTTCTTGAATATCGTTTTGAGTTTCGGTATTAGCTATTTGGTACATTGTTGGATCTTTTATTAAAACACCTGCTAAAGCTAATATTTTAAAAACTAAATTAACTTCTTCTGATTGGTGTAACTCAAAATCAACGGTTGTGGCAGAGTTGTATAACGCTTGTTCGTTAACAACTGTATAACCCCAGTTTACTTGCGCTGGTCTAGCTATGTAGTTACAAACAACATTACTTGTTATTGTAGTAGGATAAACTTGTATTGATCTTGACAAACTTATTTCATTTGCTGTGGTCGATGTTTGAGCTTGATCATTAGCATCGTTAGGAACTACGCCTCTAGTTCTAACATAAACCGGTTGGTTTAAGTTTGGTGCTGTTAATGGAGAGTTTATTATATGATGCACCTCATTTTGATTCATTTTTTCTATCTCAATAAATCTAGCTCCACCAGTACATTCTGCATGGAAAAAATATAATTCACCTAATCTATAGTATAAAGGTAAGGTACCCATACCATTTTGATTAGAATTTGTAGACATAACAACTGGTTGTCTATATCTTTCAAATACATCTATTTTTTCTTTAATAATATCAACAGGGTCACCATGAGTAGTATCATTACCTGGTTGCTGCAAGAACTGTTTTAAATCAAAAAAATATTGTTCAAACAAGTCCATTTGAGCTTGATTAGCTAACAGGTTGAACTCTTGAGGTGTTATATAGCCTCTTTGTTCTTTATTAGCTATAGCTAAAACTCTTTGATATACTGTATCTATGCTTACTGCCATAATTTTTTTATTTATAATAATTAGGCTACCGTTAAGTAGCCTAACTACTATAGGTAATCTATTTCATTTTCTTTTGTATACTTTTTAGAACTTCCATTCCTTCGTCTGTCTTAAACCAATCAGCTATTGCTGGGTATGGATCTTGATCAAACGGTATACCTATTATTTTTTTACCAGTTTTTTCCCAAAGAAAAGCCCTGCCATCTGGTGACATTTTTATGACTTTTAATTTAACAGCTTTCATAGCTATGTTTTTTAAATGAAGATCATCATCTTGCATTAACTCTAAAAATTGTCCTGGGTTGTTTCTAGCAAAAACAATTAAATCTCTTTTTATTTCTTTACTAGTCATAGAAGATACATTGCTTCCAGTTTCAACTCTTAATATTGCTTCAGCGTCATCAATATCTAATGAAGATGCTATTTTTAAAGCTTCAATCTCCATTTCTAAATAACTTAAATCAACTTCAGCTTCCCTTTGATCATCTTTTTCAAAAAAATGTCTGTTTCGCATTGGGTGATAAAGAGATAATAACTTTTGTAAGTTTTGTTTCTCTTTTGGTACCATTAGCTTGCCATCTCTAAAAAATATATGGCCTAAAGTTACCTGACCTTTTTGCTCATCAACAAATGGTGAGTTTTGGTTTGTTGCGTATCTTAATTCTCTTTGAATACCTTTTTCTTCGTCAAACCATAATAAAGCTTTTGCTCTACTGTGTTTTGCAGGTACCGTAAATAATAAAGGTGTTTTTTCACCTTTTAATAAATAAACTCTATCTTTAATCTCCCAAGCTATAGGAGCTTTTTCTTGCTTTTTCATAATATAATATAATTTAATAAAAGTAAAAACTACCCCACTAATACCGTGGGGTAATCTTTACATTAGTTATTGATTAGTCACCAGTAACACCATCAGCATCTTTAAATAAGATGAAGTTGTTAGCAGCTTGAACACATAAACATCTTTCTGATAAGAAATGAACGTTCATTGCATCCTCGTCGCTAGTGTAGTTACCACCAACAGATCCAGTAATCCAAGACTTCATACGTCTGTCATCAGCTTCAGAAGCTCTATAACGAATATGTAAGAAAGGTCTTTTGATGTTTTTACCTAATTGCTGATCGTAAACAGTACTTGTTCCAGCAGGAACTAATACTCCTTGTACATCACCAATTAATCCTCTTGTAGTACCATCGTTTAGGTATTTCCAGTCAGACTTGTAAAAATCGTAAGAACCTCTTCTAAATCCTGAGAATCCTAAATTAAGCGCCATATCTTCAGAGTTGTCAAATACACCGTAAGATGTACCGCCAGATCCGTAAGAATTTTGAACAGCTAGCATGTTATCGATAGCTAAAGATGTTCCTCTGTTTAAGAATAACATGTTTTCTTCAATAGCACCTTGCTTATCAAGTTCTTGTAATACAACGTCAAATTCAGTAATTCCTTCACCAGCAGTAGTAGAACCGAAATCAGGGTTATTGTAAATTAATCCTCTTTCTTCAATAGCAGAGAATAAACCTTGAGTTCCGTGTTGTCCTACAACAGCAGCAGTTTCAAATACACCTGCACCATCCATTTGGTTACCAGAAACTGGCTCAGCTTCAATCATCGCCATTTCTAATTGGTCCTCAAATCTTAAACGTGCTTCGTGCTCTGATTTTAAATACCATAAGTATCCACCAGTTCCAGACTCAGTAGTTACTTCTACCCAGCCGATACTAGCAGTATCAGAACCATTAACACTGTACTTGTCTCTTAAGATAATTGGCTTATTACTAAAAGTAGTAAAGTCAGCATCTTTAGAGTTACCAGCATTAACAGATCCTTTTTTATACTCAGAACCATATACAAATACATTTAGGTTAGCAGTGTCATTCGCAATACCAGCAGCAGCTAAAGTAGCAGCAGTGTAAGGAATAACAGTAGCAGTAGTTGCAGTTGGCTTAGCTGAAACGTAACACTTTACTGTAGTACCTCCAGTGTTAACGATGATAGTGTCATGAATTTCAATCATAGAAGCGTTAGCCGCTGATGAAAAAGTTAATTCGTTAGTAGCACCACCGTTAGCATCTGTAGAACAGTCACTAAAAGCAACGTGAATACGACCTTGCTCAGACCAAACAACTCGGTCAGAAGCCATAGGCATTTCAGCTCCTACCATTTTTAAAAACCCAGCAACAGTTCTGTTACCAAATCTTTCAACTTCTTTTTCATAGACTTCTGGTAGGAATTGTCTAGTAAAGTTGTAATCATTACCTGTGATTGACAGATAATTCGACCCGTATAAATCTTTTACAGGTCTCGGGGTTAGGTGTGCCAAAGCAGCACCTGATGAATTAAAAGGCATAATCTTTAATTTTAAATGTTAAATTATCTCGTTTTGATTTTAAACTTAAAGTCTCCGATCTCATTATCAACACTTCTTACTGTGAACCCATTTGGATTTGGGGCCTTCTCGTGAGTTGACCTTGGTTCCATATCAATGTTTTTAGCTTTAGCCACGCTGCTTTTTACAGCATCAGCCTTGCCTTGTTCATAAAAATGTTGAGCTACTAAATCCGGATTCATAGCAGTAAATAAGCCTTTGTGATAACCCGCAGCATCAGACATCTCATTTTTTTCATTCAAGAACTTCTTGACAAAATTATTAATGTCACTTTGGGTATCTTTGACTTTACTAGAATCTTTTACATTAAACCTATATTTCTTTTCACCAACCTTATATTCAAAACCTTTGAACTGATCGTTAAAAACATTATTTGTTTTTTGTTGAAACACATTTTTATAGTGATCTTGTAATTTCTGATTTTCCTCAGACTCTTTGTTATATCTATTAAAGAACTCAACTGCTTTCTGTTGCTCTGGGAGCAAATTACTACCAGCTTTGATCTCTTCATAGTATTTAGACTTTAGCCCGTCTAAGTGGCTTTTAGCACTTGCAACCTGCTCTTTTAGTGCTAATTTTTTTCTCCTAACATCTCTTTCGTTGTCGACTTCTTCGTCAAATGAAAAATTATCTTCCATTAAGAAGTTTATTTCGTCTTCTTCTAAGTGAGGTTTGGTTTGTTTGTAATATTCTTTTAGTAAAGCTTTATCATCATAATTACTAAAATCTTGATTTAGCTTTACATAATCTTCTAAGCTTCCACCAGTTTCTTCCATAAAGTCTACAACTTTTTGAATGTTTTCTGGTAAAGGTTTACCTGTTTGTTGAGCTTCAGCTATAGCTTCTTCAACTTCTTCTTGCACTTCTTCAGCTTGCTCAATAACTTCTTCTTCAGTTATTTCTTCAACAATAGGTGTTTCTTGTTCTTGACTTTCAACTTGTTCTTCAACAACATCTGGTTGTTCATCAAGCTTAACTTCTTCTTCAGCTGGTTTAGCTGATAAATCAAGTTTAATTGTACCATCTTCTAAAACTTCAGATTTCGGTACGTCGTTAGCTGGTTCCTCTGGAACAGCTTCAGCTTGAACTTCTTGAGTTTGCTCTACAGTTTCTTCTTGAAGTTCTTCTTGTTTTTGTTCTTCTACCATAATATAATATTATAAAATTAATAAATAATTACCTAGGTCCAAATGAACCTAAGTCAATGCCTCCACTCATATTATCATTACCTGAAGACTCAAAGTTTTTAGGCGCTTTACCATTATTTCTTTGATCCATTAGTTCAGATTGTTGAGTAGCTTGCATTTTTGTTCTTTGATCTTTACGATCTTCTTTGTAAGCTTCTTTATTTTTAGCACCATCTACCTCTAACTTTTTAAGCTGCATGTTAAGTTGAAACTCATAATTCATAAGTTCTTTTTTATGCATTACTTCTTTAGCCATTTTAGCATCTTCTAATTGTGCTTGTAATTGTTCTAACTCTATTTTCTGTTGAGTTATAGCTTGATTTTTTTGTATTTCAGCCTGTGCAGCAACTTGTTGTGCTTCAGCATTAGCTTGAGCTTGTGCTTGTATGTTTTGTTGCTGCATTATTTGATCTTTTTCAACTTTCTTTTTTCTACGTATTTTAAGCAATTGATTTGCTAGTTTAACGTTTTTAATTTCTCTTAGATCAATAGCGTCTTCAAGTTCTATACCTCCACTACTAAGTGCCATCTGTATATTATTTTCAAGCATTTGCTTTTGTTCTTCATCAGGAGATAACTCTATTGTTATACCAAAATCACATAAATGTAGGTTTTGCATTTCTGCTAAAGTTGCTACATTGTGTATACCTATTTTTTGTATAAAAGCATCTTTTGTTGGAGAATATTCTAATATATCAGAAACTCTTAATGAAACAGCTTCAGCAACTTCCGATGTTAGAAATAAACCAGACTGTAATATATGTCTTGTAGCTGTATTACTATTTGCTGCTGCTATTTTTTGAACACCAACTAAAGCATCTTTTGCAGGTGTAGAAGCATCTGAAGCTTCGTTTAAACCGGTCACATCGCGTATCATTTGTAAATAATAGTTGTAAGTACCAATTAAACTTTGCATTTTACCACCAGCATTACCATTCTGTATTTCTTGAATAGGTACTTTACCAGGGTTCATATCACCTTCGCTAGTCATAGATCTACCTATAATACTACCAGTCTGGAAAAACATATTTAATGCTTCTTGTGGATTATAGCTTGTTCCATTACCTAAATCTATTTCCGCTAAACCATCTACATCTAAATATATACCATCAGGTGTCATTCTAGACATAACCTGCTGTAGTTTTAAATGAGTTAACTGTATCATGTCAGCAAAACCAGTTATACGACTTACTAAGCTTTCTATTCTACCTTTATACATACGTGGTGCACATATAGCGTAGTTCATCTTAACTTTAGTGTAATCGCTCTTAGGTCTCATCATATTTTTACTCAAATTCCATTTAAGTAATATATCAGTACCTAATATTATAGCTCCTTCATATAAAACTTCAAGTGATTTTTGTAGTTTACCAAACTTCATTTCTAAAGCTTCATCTAATATAGGATTAAAACTATCGTCTTTTACTATAACTTTACTAGCTCCAGTTGCTGTTTCTTTTACTTTATATACTTCGTTAGCATATGTTTTATAATTAAAATATAAAACCTGTACTTGATTTTTATCAACTTGGTTTGATTCTGTAAGACTTCTATTATAAAAACCTTGATTTTGAAAACCTTGACCAGTTATTTTATTTAACTGATCATCTGTTAAATTTGGAAACTGTTTTTTAAGCTCATTAACAGGTACGTTCTTAACTTCACCTACATAATAAACATCACTAAAGTAAGGATCTTCTGTATATGAATAAACCATATTAGCAGGATCAACGTACTCTACTTTTATACCTTCAGCTTTATTATAAACAGTTTTAACAGCTCCAATACCTAAAACTGTTAAATCATAATTAACTCTTCTTCTTGTTAAATCGTATTTATTACCGTCTAGTACTACATTTATAGCTTGTTCCTCTGCCAGTTCTACAGCTTGTTTATAACTAAGCTGCATATGCAAATCTAACTCTTCTTGAGAATCAGGTAGTTTTTCAGGATCATTTTCAGCTAAGTTTATACCAAAAGACTCTTTAGCGAATGATATTAAATCTTGACTACGCATGTCTCTTAATACAGATTCCATATAAGCTGTTCTTTTACTAACACCTGAAGGATCTTGAGAATATGCTTTTATGTCATAAACCCTTTCTGATATACCGTTTACAACTATATCTACAAACTTTGGTATAACAGGCACTGGTTTCCAGTCTAAGTTTAAATAGCTTAAGTCACCGTTTATAGATAATTCGTCTTTATATTTTTGTATTGATTGTTCTCCTCTAGCGTATAGTCTTAGTTTATGAAATTCTGTTTGATTACCAAAAAATCTATTAGTACCAGAGTCTCTTTTAAACCACTCGCTTTCAATTGCTTTAGCAACTTTCAAACCGTAGTCTTTACTCATCTTTTCTAAATCGCTAGCGACTTGACTTGGAAAATAACCTTTAACAACTGATTCAGCCATATTAATTTTCTATTAATTTTGAATGTGTTCCGCTTTGTTTATATCTAGCAAAACTTATATTTATTTTTTCTTTTTCTACTTTAGCGTTAGGTGCATATAAATGCCTATTGCAACCCATTATAGCTAAACCAGAACTAATAGAAGCATCAAATTTTGTTCTATTATTTATATCGAATTTAGCCCAGTCTCCTAATAATTCATTAAAGTAAACTGTTCCGTAAGATCCATCTTGCTTAATACCAACATGGTCTTGTATATACATTTCAATAGCAGCAGCGTGTGCTTGCTTTATATCCTCACTTGAGTTTGGTATGCCACCAACTTCTTTTTCTGCAGTTGATAATTTATTCCAAACTTTATCAGGTCTATTCATCGAATATCCTCTATAACCACGCCTTCTTAAATAATACAATAGACGAGGTTTATTATTCTCTGCAAGTATAGGCATCCCGTAAAACACAAGTGCCATTAGAACGTCCTCAAAGAATATCTCGGCGGTCTGTGGCCTAGCTATATACTCTAAAAAGAAATGATTAGCAGGTGAATCTTCCATACTAAACTTAGTTAAACCATGTAAAGCACCTTTAGATCCTTTACCATCAACTGTTCCTGATATATCATAACTATCACAACCAAAACAACCCATGTGAACATTACCTGGTCTTTTTAAACCATTTTTTAGTACAACATTATTTTGTAAATGAGAAGGTGGTGTCCAGCTTAGTTTAAATCTACCATTTTTATCTGGATAAAATATAACTTTACTATCTTTCACACCATTTAACCACTGAAAATTACCTGTTGTTATAGTGTTCTCGTATTTAGTTTCTTCGTTGTAATCTATTTGCTCGTATATTTTTGCTAAATTAAATATACTATTTTTAGTTTCATCTCTGAAAGCATGTTCTTCAGTTCTTGGAAACTGCCTATAAAATTCATTTAAAGCATCTCCATCATTTTTTAACCCATCGGCTTCGTTGTTCCAATGCTCTATTATACCTATATCTATAGATTCACCATACGGTCCAATAACTTCGGTCTCAGGGGTGTCGAACACAGGTAAGCCATAAGAATCAATGAATCCTTCGTAGTTCCATTCCATAGGTATGAACAAACTATATAATCCCGAGCTAGTCTGTCCATTTCGGTTTCTTTTTGTAACGTCTGAGGCATAATATAATTTTTTAAAGTTATCTCCACCTTTATCTAAGGCATTTGAAGTAGATCCCATCATACATTTACCTATTATTCTACTTCCTAGTCTCAGCGTTGTTTTAGTAACACGCCAGTTATTTAATATATTATCAGGTCTTTCCCATTTACCAGATTCATCGTGAACAAGTAATTTTAACTTTTCACCATCATATGAGTTGTCACCTGTATTTTTCCAATCAATAGTTGTATCTAATCCTTCAAGTATTTCCCTTTTGCTATTTTGGGTAATTGATTTTCTTGTAAGTTTAGATGCTGGTACTCTATAAGCCAGTTCGGTTTTTGGTCGGTCCATTCCATCTTGAATTGGTTTAAAGAAAAATGGGTAATGGGTTGATATAGGTACAACTTTGTCGGTAAACATTTTTTTTGCATCTGCACCAGTCTTTGATAATATTCCAAATCTACTATCTGATGAGATGGTAGCTTGGTTAACTGTTTCAGACGATGACATAAAGCTAAATCCAGACCGTCTATTTTTGAGGTAACAAATTCCGTAGCATCTCGTATCTGCCTTACATGCTTCCCAGTAAATAAAGAATAATCTATTTGCTTCCCTAAATTCTGGTCTCCCAACATCAATCTTGGACCACTGCAGGTACATATAATGAGTGCCAGTAATATAAGTATCGTTGCCTTTATTGTTAAACCAAAACCCTTCATCACGGCTGGTAAATTCTTTATCAATGTATGCATACCACTTTTCTTTAAAATCTCTTGGATAAGTTTCCCAATCAAATATTGTTCGAATTCTTTTAAATTCTATTGGAAGATCTGACGCAGTCCACTTATCGTGTTTGCTATACACATCTTCTGCAAGTGGTAAAGCAATTTTAAGATTTTGTATTTCATATATTTCTCCTATTTTACCTGTCTTACTTATTACAATTACATCATGTTCTTTATTATAACCATATTTCCATGACTTAGATTTATTAAGTCTATGTATTGTAGTCCTTTTTATAGGTTCAATAACCTTATATAAAGTTTGCTCGTAAGCCATTATTTAGATCTTTTTTCAGCGAATCCACCAAAAGATTCTTTTTTATCTTCTATAGGTTTATTATCTAAAAGATTTTTTTCATTTTCAATTCTAGTAAGAATTTCAAAAGCATCAAATATTGCTAACTTTTTTGTAGCAGCTGCATTTTTTAATCTATCAGCAGAAACATCATCCTCTGTTTGTACTATAGATTCTTCTGCAACTTTTACAAGTTCGTCTACAGCTTTATAACCAGCTTGGATTATATTCTTTTTCTTTTCCTTTATATTCATATTTAATTGAAATTTCTTTTGTCATTACCCTGTATAATCTTTCATCATTTATTGTGAATTCATATTCACTCCACGGGGTAAAACCTATTTTGTCTCCTACTTTTATAAAGTTACTATCGTCTTTATACTTTATAATACCTTGTAAAGATTTTTCTTTATCAAATGAATATTTATCATCATTTTCTAAAGGTTTAACAAAACAATATCCATTTGTAGCTTTCCATTTATTATTTTTCTTGTGTAAAAATATTTGATCTGGATAACAAAAATATTTATCGTCTTTAAAATAATCTTTACTATTTCTCTCAATACCTTTTACATCATTCCATCTTCTAAATATATTATGATGAACTATTACTTCATCACCGGTTTCTATATCAGATTTAAATAATGTTGGTGTTTTAAGTATAATAGCGTTACGACTTACAAAAAGATGATTACTAAACTCAGTATTAAGAATAAGCTCATCGTCACCTATTTTCTTTATATTATCGTATCTATTATTTTTTGGCTTTATTAAATAAGAATGTAATGGTCTCATTAATATTCCAGATTATACTCTACAGATACTGCCATATTTTTATTAAAATCTTTCCACGGCAGTACATCATTTTCTTTTTTAATATATATAGAAAATTTATCATCACCCTCTAATATATCACATATTATATGCCCACCATAAACTTCTTGACCAACTGCATAGTGCATTGCATCGTTTTTATAATCTTTGCCTATACTAATCTTTCTTATTAGTTTGCTCATCTTCTTCGAGTTTTTGTATCTCTCCAGTATTAACATCAACAGTTATTTTACCGTATTGTTCCTGAAGTTCTAATTTTAACTCATTTAATTTTATTTCTTGTTGAGAATAAGCATGAGCTAACTTATGATTATTAATTGTATTTTTTGCAATTTCATTTTGAATCTCTGAAATAAAACTACTTATTTTTTGCAATTGTTCTAATTGCTCTTTTTTAACTTTCTTTTTCATATTTATTTAATTTAATTTAACTTAATTTTTAATTTGCTTTGAATGCTACGTATATAAAAGTTTCGTTATTGCCATTCAAATCTGTATCATTACCAATAGTCCATCCATCAGTATC